TCGACACGGCGCGCGCGGTGAGGTCGCGCGGTAAATCCAAGAGCATCCGCCGCAGCTCGTCGAGGCCGATGAACGTCAGTTGGGGCGCCTTGATGGTGCTCATGGCGTCAGGGTCTCCACCGCGGCAAGTTCCATCGCCGGCGGGAGCGCGTCGACGTAGACCGCTCCCGTGATCGCGTAGGTCTTGCCCTTGTAGAGCATGCGGGCGCCGGTCGTCACCCCGGGGTGATAGTGGCCGCGGATGATCGACGTCTGCTGGGTCAGCACCGTGCCGGCGGCGACGCGCTCGAGGTCCGCCGCGGCCGCCGGCTTGATCGAGACCCTCCACGTCGCCGGGCTCAGGTCCTGCCAGGTCTCCGTGTAGCCGCCGGCGCCGTCGGGCGCCGTGGCGCGGTCCTGAAACCTCACCTCGTGTTTATAGGTGCCGATCATGCGATCCCCGGCGTGATGTAGTGCGACAACAGGAAGTGCAGCCGCTCTTCGAACTTGGCGGCGTCGCCGCTCTCCTCGTCGCCGCGGCGCATGTACAGGTGCGCGAGTTGGAGTTTGATCGCCGCGGTGATGTTCCCGGGCGCCGACGTCGGATCAATCCAGGCGGCCGCCTGGCCACTGGCGCCTTTGACCTTCCCGAGGATGATCGCCTCGGCCTCGTCGAGACGGTCCTGGATCTCGGCGTCGCCCGGGTCACCGTCCGGGAGCGTGATGTTCAGGTGCGTCTTCGCTTGCGTGAGCGTGACCAGTTTCGCCGGCGTTGGCATTACCGCGGCCCCTTCGTGTCGCGGCCGTGCTGGCCGCGCTTGACGATCAGCTTCCAGGCGGCGGACTGCCCGGGGCGGTCGCTCGTCGTCGCGTCCTTGCAGAGCCAGATCGACCCGTCATCCGTCACCAGGTCGCCCTGGGCGTACGTCTTCTCGGCGTCGTAGACGTCGCGGTAACTGTCGGCAAACTTCCCGGTCATGCCGGTCGGCCCCGTCGCGCCGGCGGCCCCGTCCTTCCCGTCGGCGCCAGGGGGACCCGCGGGACCCGGGGGACCGGGGACGGGCGCGATCGCTTTGAGCGTCGCGAGTTCCGCGCGCGCGGCCGCGAGGTCGCGCGAGAGGGTCCCGACTTCCGCGACGATGGGGCCAACGGCGGCCTTCATCGCGAGTCCGACCACGGTCGCGACGTCGTCAAGCTGCAGCGGCATAGACCTCCAGCGACTTTGTCACCAGGTGTTTGAGTTCATCCGCGGTCACGGCCTCGTCGTCGTCCTCGACCGTCGCCGCCGGCGCCGCGGGGAGGCCCGTCGGGATCGGCCGGCTGGCGAGTTGCGAGAGCGGCCAGTACTGTTGCTGGACGTAGGGCGTATTGCCGCCCGGGACCGGGCCCAGGTTGTAATACTTCTTCCGCGCCTCGTTGATCGTCATGGCGCCCGAGCTGATCGCGGACCCCGCGGCCTGGTTCTTCGACACGGAATCCATCCGCATCAAGTCGTCCAGATCAAACTCGGTCCCGTAGGGCTTCGGCAGCTCGAGCCCCTCGTCGAGGGACAGCTCGAGGTTCTCGATCTTCTCCTGCAGGCATTGCGAGTAGTACTGGATCGTGAGCGGTTCGATGTTCGCGTACGGCGGCGGGTCGCCGATGCTGATCATGTAGGGCTGAATGTGAAAGCAGCTACAGACCGTCGTCGCGGTCCACTGCAGCTGCTCGATCAGTTGCGCGTCGGCCGCGTTGACGGCCATTTGTTCGTAGGTGAGCCCGTGGCTCAAGAGCGCGACCTGGCCGACATTGTCCCCGGTATAGCCGGCCGTCCACTTCGCCTTCACCTCGGCCGCCTGCTCGTCGGTGAGATCTTGTGGCGTCGTGAGAATGCCGCTGGGTTGTGACCCGTTCTTGAAGAACGCCGCCGAGTTGTTCTGAATCGAGAGGCCCTGGGACGCCGCGACGCCGCACGCATGAATCGGACTGACGCCGACCAACGGGTGATACAGCGTGACCATCTTGTCGTGAATGATCTCGCGGGCCGGCACGACGACCGGGCGGCCGTCGGCGTCGACGTCGTCGATCCCGACCAGGTCGTCCCGCTTGAGTTCGTAGAAGACCTCGCCGTTCGTCGCGACCATCGGCGTCACGCGCGTCGGGTCGAGCACGTACAGCGCGACCACGACGCCGCGGTTGTCGCGTTGCTTCAGCACGTACGTATTACCGTGCATGAGTTTCGACGTCATCCACTGCTCGATGAACTTGATCCGATTCTGGTAGCCGTTCGGCTTGCGCAGCACCGGCGAGAAGGCCGGGTTCGTCGTCTCGGTCCAGATCCCGTCGTCGTCGACCTCGACGAGGCGGAGCCCGAGTTTCGCAATGTCGGACGCAATGAGCGTCACGCACGCAAAGACGGCGGAGTACGTGAGGGACGTCTCCGCGCTGATCTCGGCGTTCTGTTGCCAGGCGCCGGTAAAGGGTTCGCGGATGACCGTCCACCAGCCGCCGCGGCGGCCGACGGACGTTGAGACGGGCGCCGGCGTGAGGCCGAGCGCCTTCGTCAACCAGGTCACGACCGCGCGGGGTGCGAGTTGCATCGAGGTCCTTGAGTTCAGGGCGCCCCGTTTCACGCGGGGCTTGAGGTGCTAAATGGCCAAAAGCACCGCGGCTCCCAGCATCGGGGCGCCCTGAGCTTGATCGTTAGGCGGTCTTCGCGGTCTTCGCGGCCGCCGCGGCCGACGGGGACCCGGTCACCGGCGAGTACGTGGCGCCGTCGATGAACTGCGCCGCCTGGGCGTGGCCCTTCTTCCAGTTGATGAAGCGTTCCGCCCGCAGGCCGACCAGGTTGTTCTGCCAGAGGGACACCAGCGACACCGCCGGATCGACCGGCGCGGAATCCATCTGGATCGACGCCTCGCGGGAGACGTCGACCTGGACGCCGCCGTCGTCGGCATAGAGCACGTACGGCGCCAGGACGGCGATGATGTCGTCGCCCGCGGCGTCGGAGACGATCACCGAGACGCCGGAGATCGTGCCGCCGTTGACCGTAAACCCGGGGAACACCGCCGAGCCGTCGGTGTTGCGCAGGAACGACAGGACGAGGGCGTTCGTCGAGCTCATGATCAGATTGACGCCGCCGACCGGGAGACCGGCGGCCGTGAACTTGCTCAAGAGCGCGAAGATGTCCGCGATCGGATTGGTCGTCGCCGCGATCGGCGTCACGCCGTTGGTGATGCTGGCCGGCGAGACGTTCGGGACCTCGGCGACGGCCGGGTCAATGAACTGCTTGTCCAGGAAGGCCGCGATGCCGGCGACCATCTCGCGCCGCACGACCGCTTCGGCCGACGGGTTCGAGTTCCGGACCAGCTCCTCGGTGAGGACGATGATCCCGGCCGCCTTCGCGATCGGCAGGGTCGCCGATCCAAACTGCATCCGCGTCACGGGTTTGGACTTGCCTTCGCCGACCCACCCATAGGTCCCGCCGGCCGTCACCGTCGGGACGGGGACCAGGAACGGGACCCGCGAGAACCCGGCAATCTTGCCGAGGATGGTCGCGGGCCGCAGCAGCTCGAGAAACTCCTCGACGATGAAGTTCCCCGGCGTGGTGAGCGGTTTGGCCCACGCGGCGTCCTGGGTCGTGCCGGGCGCCACGGCGGCCTTGAGGAACAGCGCGACCTCGGGCGTCGAGTCGTCCCAGCGGCGCGCGTACTCGGCGGCCTCGTAGACGTTTCCCTTGCAGACGACCTTGGCCATCGCCGCGCGGATGAACGCGGTCCCGAGTGGGACGTTCGCTTTCACAGTGACCTGCGCGGACTTGGGCTGGATGACGACCGCGGTCGCGCCGGCGATCGCCAATTTCTCCTGCTCGCGCCAGCGGTGCAGGTCGGCGTCGAGCTTCTTCACCTGGGCGGCCAGGTCGTCGTGCTCCGTCGCGGCCTCGTCGGCGAGCGTCGCGCCGGCCGCGGCGCCGGCTTCCATGATCTCCGTCATGCGCGCGACGGTCGCGGCGCGCTTGTTCTCGAGGTTCTGAATGTGTTCCCCGGTCGTGGCTTTCGTGCCCATGGTGGGCCTCGTCTTCGGCAGGCCCGTGACGCCGGGCGGGTTGTGGCCAGACATGGCCTGATCGAGTGACTTGATCACGGCAAAGGTCGCGGACTGGTGCGCCGGGACCGTGACGAGCGACAGCTCAAGAATTTCCGACTTCAGGAAACGGAGCCCGCCGGTTTTCAGCGGTTCCATCTCGAGCGCCTTGAACCCGATCGAGACGCCGCGAATCAGTTTATGGAGGATCGACGACCAGGCGCGGTCGACCTCGTCCTTGAGCGGGCCGGGGGTCTCGATCTCTGGGAGCTCGGCTTCGAACGTGATGCCGGCCGCGGTCGGCGGATGGAAGCGCGCGATGCCGACGGGCGTTTGTTTGTTGTGGTGGAGGAGGAGCGGGATCTCGGCGGCGAACTTGGCGCCGAGCGGTTCGACCACATCCCCGACGCGGTCGGGCTCTGGCGTCGACGCGGTCCCGCGGATCCGACGGGTGGCCGGGTCAATAGCCTTGATCGTAAGGACGGAGTAGGCGCGTTCCACGGACGGGCCACATCATGTGGCCCCGGGTGGATTATGGATATTTTAAATGCGAGAACTCCCGCGCTTCCCTCGGCTCTTGTCTTGAAGTTCGCGTTGAAGGGTGCGACGGATCAGATCCTGGAGCGACTCGCGATAATACGAGGCGCGGGCCTTGGCGACTTCGTAGTCGCTCGCGGCCAGGGTGAGGTTGACCGGCTCTGAGGGCCGACTATCTGTCGGATCGAGACGGGGACGGCCGCGGCGCTTGGGTGGATACAGCATGATCATCTCCCCATGAACATCATCTGGACGCGCGGGGGTTTGTTCCGCACGCCGGCGGCGATCGCATGCGTCCGCGCGTCCCAGCTCAGGACCGCGGCCATGGCGAGGTCTATTTTATGCGGACTGTCGGGGCGATCTTTCCGAATCAACCACAACGGGTTCCCCTGTTCGTCGCGCTCCCCAGGGAGATCATGCCGGCGCGCATGCCCGAGGTGTCTCGTCAGCCGCGGGTCGCCGTCGTGCGAGACGTCGCCACTGCGGATCGCCGTCTGGTAACTCTTGAGCGCGTGGGTCATGGGACGCCGGCGGGTCGTCCACCATTCGATCACTTTCTCGGGGCCGAGCTTCGGATCGCCGGCCCACTGGGCGATCCACGATTGCCAGTACGGCGGGTCGGCGTAGAGGCGCCAAACGGCGTACTCCTTGAAGAGGCCGCGGACCGTGGCGTCGACCTCGTCCGTCGGGACCTGCCAGCCGACGTGACCGGGCGGGCATTCCCACAGACCCGCGACCCATTGGAACCCCGACGCGATATGCGTCGCGACGAGGCCGGTCGCGTCGTGAAACATCGCGCCGTCGAACCCCAGCGTGATCGCATCGCCGGGCGCCACGGGCCGATCGCGGACCAGCTCGAGCCAGCGGGGCACGTCGAAGGCCTGCGTCCCGCCCTTGACCAGGCGGTTCAGCCAGACGCGCTCGAGATACGGCCGATCCGCTTCGGGATCTTCCCAGGCCGCGGCGATCGCCTCGAGGTCTGACCACTCGGCCGTCGACCCCGACGCCTCGAGGATCGCCGCGCGTAGGCCCTCGGGCGTGTCCAGGTCGTGGCCTTCCGAGGCGTCCCGGTGAAAGTAGAACAGGCGCGCATCGGTGATGCGGCCGGCCTCGACGGCGCGGGCATAGTCCATCGTCGCCTCGGCGACGGAGCCGACGCCGGGCTCGGGCGCGGTGGTGGTCTCGAGCGTCCAGGCATCGGCCGCGCGCCGCTTGGGAATGTTGGCGAGCATCGTCCGATGCGCGCGGACCAGGCGGGGGAGCGTGAACCGATGCGTTTCGTCGAAGTGCTGGAAGGTCGTCCGGGCGCCGTCGCGCGCGTCGGGCGCCGCGGCGAGCGCGACCGCCTTGCCGCCGCCCTTCTTGCGGAGGATCCGCTCGAGGCCGATGTCGAAGTCATCCGCCAGGGAGCTGTGCTCGAGAATCACCCGCAGCGCGGTATACGCGAGTTCTTCGGACTGTTCTTCGGTGTACGCCACGAGCGGGATATAGGGATCGGTGACCGGGCCGCCGATCGGATCGCCGGCGGCGGTCCAGCCGATCCCGCGCACGGGTCCCGCCGGATGCAGTTCGCAGGCCGCGATCCACGCGGCGAGCTCGGTCTTCGCGGTGCCCTTGCGGAGCGAGAGGCCGACGCGCTTGAAGCGCCGGCGGAGCGCGAGCGGGTGATCGCGCGGGTAGACCTCATACATGCGATAGATGAACGCGACCTTCTCGGCCTCGAGCCGCGCGGGTTGGCCCAGGAGATCGCCAGGGCCGAAGACCAGGTGCTGTTCAATGAAGTCGCACACGCCAGGCCCTAGCGTGGGCCAGGGCGCCTGATCGTGGGGGACCGTCAGAATCATTGAATCGTCGGATTCAGCAGCGCGCGGGGATCCGCCCGCGCGGTGACGGCCTGAACGGGCGCCGGCGCCGCGGGCCGTTCATCGACCGACGGCCGGATGCGCGACGCGAGCTGCTTCACCAGGGATTGAAAGCGACCCGCCGCGGCGAGCCGGATCGACGGCAGCTCGTTGGCACTCTGGGCGACGGTCAACGCGAGGTCGGCGAGCCCGACGAGCTTCGCATCCGTCGGGTCGAGCGTGTACGCGGATCGAATCGCGTCACCCCACTCGAGCGCCGGGACCTCCTCGGCCGGCGGCGGCGGCGCGGCCGGGAGCGCCGCCGTCTGAACGGTCCGTGTCTCCCGCGTATCGTCCAGGTGTCCCGCGGCCATCCAGCGTTGCACCGTGGATCGATTCACCCCTAACCGGTCCGCGATCGCCAACGGCGAGAGACCGAGCGCGGCGAGCCGGCGCGCTTCGGGTCCGACGTGCGTAAATTTTCTGGTGCGTTGCATAACAGGACCTCTATGCAAATCCGATGTGCAAACTCAAAAATCGATG